AAGGATGAACCGTTCACGATGCCGTTCTTCTTAGCGAGCTGTCTGGTGACAGAACTACGCCGCCAGAAACTCGACCGTGTGACTTATACGGGCGATGACTTTTCGGTTGCTGTGAAAATCAAGAAGGCAAAGCCGCCGAACAGTGATTATACGACTGGAACCTGAGTCTGGTTCGTATATTGAAAGCCCTTTATGAATCTACTGGAACGAAAGCGGAACGAGGATGCCATCATGAACGCCCTGGGGGGCGTGCACGAAGACAACCCTGTGCTCAAAGCGCTGCAAGGAATTATCAGCGAGCAGTTCCACCAGGAGAATATCGCGGCGCTGCAACCCAACTTGACCAACGAGGCCCGGCAATATAACGCCGGCCGCGCATCTGCCATCGCGGACTTGAGTGCCCATGTGCTCCGGCTCTGGCAGAAGGCCAATCAACCGAAGTGAGCGAGAAACAGAAATTCGCGGCGGAGGTGGCTTACGCAGTTGCACGGGGACTGATGGCCGAGCTCGAACCAGTTTGTGAGCGGATTGTCATCGCCGGTTCTCTGCGGCGGGAAAAGAAAGTGGTCGGTGACCTCGAACTTTTGTACATCCCAAAGTTTGAACCGCGCCCGGATCCGTTCGAATTCTTTCTCACCCGGCAGACCAACCTCGCGGATGAAGTCATCGCCCGGTGGGAAGGGTGTGAAGTGCTCAATCGCCGCAAGAATAAGAACGGGGCCGAGACTTTCGGCCCGAAGAACAAGTTGATGCGGCACGCCACGACTGGTTTGCCCGTGGACCTGTTCGAGGCGACGCCGGCCAATTGGTGGAACCTGCTCGTGTGCCGCACCGGGCCGCTGGAGAGCAACATCCGCCTCGCGCAGGCGGCGCAGGCCCGCGGTTGGAAATGGAACTCGACGGGCGAGGGGTTCAGCCGGCCAGGCGAACGCCGGGCCACGTCATCCGAGCGTGACGTGTTTGAATTTGCCGGGCTGGAGTATCTTGAGCCGCCTCAGAGAATATGAGGACACTTTCAGTTCTTTACCGCGGGCCCGCACTAGCGGCAGCCTGAACGACTCGGCAGACTGGCCATTGACAATTGGCTCGCGCAAGCCACGGGCCGGCCAAGTTTGCCGACGGCCAAACTGTAAGAAATAGAATTCAGGCTGTTCGCGCTCGCTTGAGCGCGACGGGCCCGCGGTTCTTCCGACATGATGCGTACTAAATTGGTGCCAATTGGGTCCAATTGGTGCCGTTTGGAAACCTCCCCCTCGACTTCTCGGTTGAAAAGCCTGATGCCTCATTTGCGCATACAGGTTTTCTGATTTCTTCCTGGTGCGTGTTTTAATTCCGGCCCGGCGCCGTGTAGCTGCTCCGGGTCGGCTTTTCAAAACTCGATCCAAAAGAATCTGTTCTCGTCTCTTTGCGACGTAACAGCAATGGCAACAGCAACGACTCCCAAGGCGGCTGCTCCAGGAGCAACCGCAGCGACAGACACGGCAACGGTCGCACAATCCACCGTGGTTACTACTGACGCCAAACCAGGCGCGCAGGCCGAAACTCCTACCTCACTGGAAAAGTCTCTCAAGGAAATCGGGATTACGTTCGGTTCGAATGAATCGGACAAAGTCGCGGCTCCCGCCGAGACGGAATTACCGGCGAAGCCTGAGCCTGGTCAAGAACCATCACCAGACCCTGAGCCCGCCAAGGAAAATGTTGATATCGAGGAACCGGCCCCCGCGGAAGCGGACAAGGGCGAGGACCCCGACGACACTGTAGACGAATCATCTTCTCAATGGCCCGAATCTGCCCTGCACGAGGTCTCCAAACTTCGGGCGCAGAAACGGGAGCTTAAATCCAAAGCGACCGAGGCGGCCACCAAGCTCGCGGAGCTGGAGGGACGCCTCACCGAAGCAGAGAGCAAACTGGCCGAGGAGGCGGAGTCGCCGAACCGGGGAACCGGGGAACCGGCGGGTCGGAGCGCGGCGCTGGCGGACGTGAAGACGTTGCCGGAATTGCGCAAGCGCACGGCGGAAGCCGAGGAGCTTCTGGAATGGTGCGATGACCAACTCATCGCACTGCGCGAGAACCCGACGAGCGTCGAGCAAGCGCTCAGGGCCAACAAAGTTATCCTCAGTGACCGCGATGGGCAGGAGGATTTCAGCCGCGATAGGATGGAGGCTTTCGTGCTGAGCACCAGGCGCAGGGTCAACACGACTTTGCAAAAGCACGTGCCCGCCAGGGAGCATTTCCTGGAGGTCAACGCCCAGAGCGAAACCAACGCTGCCAAATTGTTCCCGTGGTACAAGGACAAAGCCAGTCCTGAATACCAACTCTCCCAGCAGATACTGCGAGCACACCCGGAAATCCAACAGTGGCCAGACTGGAAAGTGGCCGTGGGGATTCAGGTGCGCGGCTTGATGGAAATGCGAAAAGCCGCGGCGCCGCGGACCAACCAGGCGCAGCTCCCGGTCATTGCTCCGCGGGTGCCGGGTATTCCGGCCAGGTCGGCGGCGCGGGTGGATGGACGGGCCGAAGCGCTTTCGAGCGCCAGCGAGAAGATTCGTAATCCCAAAAATGGGGAAGAAGTGGTGTCGGCAATCAGCACGCTCCTGGGACAAACCAAATGAAAGCGTGGTTCGTAAGTCAGTCGTTCCCTTAAACCAAAATGTTAATGCCGCAAAATGTAGTGGGCAACCAGCAGGACTGGGCTCAGTACATCACCACCGCAGACGAGCATAAATGCCCGCTGTTAAAACTCATCCCCAAAGGATCAAAGCCGGTCAACCGGCTCTATCAATACCAGGTCGATGCCTACACGGACCCGACACCCAAATCGTGGCCCGATGGCAAGGACGTGGACGCGTACTCGAGCGCCGGCCAGAACCGCGCTGAACTCAAGGCGCGTGTGCAAAAGTTCGTGCAGACCGCCGCCGTCTCGCTGATGGCGCAGGACGTGACCAACGCTGCCGGCGTCAATGACGAGCTGGCTCGCGAAATCAAAAAGAAGCTGTTCGAGATGTCGCGGGACATCGAGTGCAGCGCCGGCTCGGACCAGGCCGCTTACGAAGATGACGGCATTACTGCCGACAAATTCCAAGGCATGGGGCTCTGGTTGCAAAACGGCTCGGCTAATCAGCTCTACCCGGTGCCGACCACGCCCATCAATTACACGACGCCGGCCGCGAGCATCTACTCGGACACGAAGGCGAACCTCACGGAAAATGCCGTGCGCGCCGTGCTCGAATCACGCTGGCTGGCCACGGGCAAGTCGGACACGACGCTGGCGCTGGTCTGCGGCTCGCAGCTCAAGCAACGGTTTTCGAGTTTCCAGTTCTACATTCCGTCGGACCTCTCGACGGTCAACTCGGCGCGGGTCACCAATCGCAACGAGGGCGACAGGTCGCTCAGTTACGGGATTGATTTCTACAACTCCGAGTTCGGGAACTTCGAGTTGCACTTAACCAAGTGGAACGCGCACGCCAATTACGGCGGCACCGCGGGCAAGTCGGCCTGGCGCGGGTACGCCATCTCGCCCGGTATGTGGGAATGGCGCTGGAACACCATGCCAGTGGTGTGGAAGGAAGAATTCAAGGGGGGCAGCTATAAGGCCGCCGCCTATTCCATCCTGATGTTGGTCTGCAAGACACCATTGGACGGGGCGAAATTCGCGCCTTCGGATGCCTAAAAGGGGAAACACTGAAAAGCTGAAACTCTGAAACTCTGAAATTGATATGAATAAATGTATTCCTCTTAACGCGGAGACCAGGGCACGAACTGGGTTCTCGCACAAAATCATCGTCGACTACGTCGCCATCGCGGCTATCGGCGCGGCGGCCAGCGGCGCGATGCAAATTCTGCCCACGGGCAACGGACTGATTCCGGGCACGGGCACGGTCCCGGTCGGGTTCGCGGTGTTGCGGGCGGCGTTCAACCTGGTTACTGCATTTGACTTCTCGGATGCGGGCATCACTTCGATGTTGATCGAGCTGGGCGACGGCGGGGATCCCAACCGTTTCCTCGGCCAGACGGAAGTCGCGGTGGACGGCACGGAGATTCTCTCCGAAATCAGCAAGCTCACGACGTTCCCTTACAGCTACCTCACGGCCGACGGTATCGACCTGACCGTGACCGTGGCCAACGGCGGCTCGCCGCTCCTCTCGGAGTGCACGAGCGGCAAATTGGAAATCTACCTGTGCTGCGTGGACTTGAATGACCTGAAAATTCCCACGTGAGCAAGAGCACGAACAAACGTCAGAGCGTCCGGAGCGTCACAGCGTTTAAGCGTGTCGTACGGACGTTCGGCGGCAAACCAACAATCAAACGACCCAAGAAAAAGAAAATGGAACCTACATTCAAGCCTGCGCCGGCCAAGGCGCCGCAAACTGTCGCCGTGGAAGATGTGCACGTGACGACGCCGACACTCAACGCGTTTCTGCAACGGCAGAACGACCACAACAACAAGATCAAGACGGCCGCTGCTGAACTGGCGGGCGAAGTGCGCAAGCTCAACTCGCAAATCAAGGCGCTCACCGTCGAGGTGGACGCCGCCAAGGCGCAGACAACCATCAACGCCATCGAGGCGCAGGCCCTGAGCCTGGGTGTGCGCACGGATGCGCTGGTGGGGCTCACGCTCACACCGCCCCGGCTGCCGGCATCGTGAACGAGAAGCCCAAGCGGAGAGAAACAGCGAGTCAGAGCGTTGCTGCTCTGACCGCGCTCGCTCGCGAACTGCGCGAGTTGGGCAAGATACTGCAAACCGGGTTCGAGTGGCAGAAGGTGCACGCGAACCTGGCAACTAAACACGACCTTCAAGAAATGGAAAAACGTATCATGGCAAAAGTAGAAGACTTGATTAAAGCGGCGACGGAACTCTCGACCGCATCGGACGCAGTAAGCCTAAGGCTCGACAACCTCATCACGAAAATCGACGCGTTCATCGCGGCGGTGCCGACGGCGGACTTGTCGCCCGAAGGAGAGGCAGCTTTGGCAGCCCTGCGCACATCGCGGGATTCAGCGGTAGCGGGCGGTGACAAGGTGGACGCCGAGGTGACCAAACTCGACGGGCTGCTTCCCACTCCAGCACCGGCCGGGCAAATCTGAACCGTCGGAGCGTGGAGCGTCCAGCGTGACGCTCCTACGCTCGGACGCTCCCACGCTCTGACGATGATTATCGACCTCTCCCAACTGCCCGAGAAGCTCCGGCACGAGCTGGACGAGCTGTACAAGCTCGATTGGGACATCAAGCGGGCCAAGGCCATCCAGGAAGAGAAACGCCTGGCCAAATTTTGGCACGCGAATCGGCCACGGTCGGCAGACGGCATCGGGGAACAGACGATGTGCGTGCATCCGTTCGTCGACGCCGCCTGGCGCCGTGCCCGAGGGCCCGATGTGTGGGGCGACAAAGATTTCCGGGAATGGTTTCTGCGGAACAGCCCCGAGTCGAGGGTGAGGGCCACGGGAACGAAAACAATGGTCGGATATCGGGGACCGCGGACGGTCGTGAAGAATTACGGATGAACTTTTTGAACAGGAGCAAGCAGAGAAAGCAGAGGGGAAGAGAGATTTTCTTCTCTGCGCTCTCTGCTGCCTCCTGTTAAATCTTATGCCTCTCCTTTATGTGGTTCTCGCGCTCATCGGTGTCGGCGTGCTGCTGTGGGCGATGGAAAAATACGTGCCGCTGGACCCGGATATCAAACGCATCATCCACATCGTGGTCATCCTCATAGTGATTGTCTGGCTGCTCAAGGTGTTCGGGGTGTGGGCCGCGCTGATGTCGGTACACGTCTGATGAGGACTTGCACTTACGATTCCATCCTCCAGGGCGCCGTCGAGATGTCCGGGCAAACCTTCCCGCCGCTCGCGGTGGACGGGACGATGTGGCGCGGATGGATTGCCAAGGAGCTGAAGACGGCATGGGAAGCCGAGGTGTGGCCGGACCTCACGCGGACCGAACAGCGTTACCTGCGCGACCTGTTTGACGTCGCTACGACCTACGTGACGGGCGACGAGATTTATTACCCGACGGAGAAAAAATATTATCATGCGCTGCGCTCCAGCACGGGTAATGCGCCAACTAGCCTGGCTTACTTTGCGGAAAGCAAGTTGGGCTATTCGGCCGCTGACTATAACGCGCTCACCGCTTACCTGGCTGGCGATGCAGTGTACTACCCGGCCACGGACAGGTTCTACCAATGTCACACCGCCAGCACGGGCAACCTGCCGACGAACATCGCGTTTTGGGGGCCGCTCGTGCCGTTCGTTCCGGTGGTGGCTTACGAACAGCAAGGTCAAAGCAAGCTTGGTGATGTCGTGGGCTGCTGGACGCGCAACCCGCGGGTCTACACCAATGCGGTCCGGGTACCGTTCCGGTTGACCGAACGCGGCGTGAGTTTGCTGGGGCTAATCCAATCTTCGTTCTGGGTCGAGTACCGGATCCGGCCGCCCAAATTCTTTGGCGAAGTGTTCGACGCGCTGGCGACGTACGTCGAAGAGGAACAGGTTTATCTCTCGCCGGATTTCTACACGTGCGCGATCGACACCGCGGCTGGCGAAAGCCCGGTGACGACGCCGGCTTCCTGGGACGTGGTCGAGATACCCGAAATTTTCCAGGCGTACGTGATCCACGCGGCTTATGTGCGCTGGCTGCGCAGCGACGGGCAGAATGATAAGGCGGCGCAGGAAAGCGTCATCGCCATGGCGGAGTTGACGCGGGTGGGGCTGAACCTGGCGCGCACGCAGCGCCAGAGCCGGCCGTTGGAGGTGCTCACGCGATGATAACCCTTCCATTAACCACGGCAACGGAAGCCGAGCTCTGGAGATTGTTGCAGATGGCCCGCAACCAGATCGCGAATCTCAAGAGCCAATTGCGCCTGACGCTTTGCGCGGCGCTGGCAGCGCAACGGCGAATTCGAAGAAACGCGGCGAGGCGCCTTAGCCGCGTGGAAAAAGATCGGCTGCAACGAAACTGCTCGCTGGCGACCTGGCGGCCGCGCTGAAAAAGAATATGAAAAGAATAATTGTCACACTGGCAGTCAGCGCGCTCGCGCTGGCAACGCTCTGGGCGGCCACCAATCCCATCCTCGTCATCGTTTCGAACCCGGCAGTGCCAGTGAGGGTAGGGACGGACCTGACCGCCAAGACGTTTGTCTTTGTCGGTATGAAAGGCACCACCAACAACACCGGGCGTGTCTGGATTCAAGTCAACCCGACCAACGCGGTCGGGGGCATACCGCTGCTGGCCGGCCAGGTGATTTCCGTCACGGTGCCCAGCAATGCGCGAGCGACCGATTTCTGGATTGGCGCGGAAACGACCAATGACGGATGCACAGTGACGTTGTTTCAATGAAAACCCTCCTGACGCTCCTGACGCTCCTGACGCTCCTGACGGCCCAGGCCCAGGTCATCATCAACTCGCCGCCAGGGGTCATTCGCGACAACGGCACTAATGTCGTTATTCCACCGTCGCTATCGTTGGGGGACCTCAGCCAATCCGGGGCGACGACCATGACCGCTTTCGGGGACAGCCTCACCACGGGCGACGGGGCGACTACCGCGGCCAATCGTTACGCCGATTTAATCGCCGCGGGCAAAGCCTATACGTTGACTAATGCAGCCGTGAGCGGGACGCAGCTCGCCGACGCCGGCCAGCTCGATGTGATTTACGCGATGCCCGGATTGTATGACCTGAACTACACGCTGCTGACGGGCGTCAACGATATGCGAGCCCGTGGCACCAACGCGGCCCCGCTCCAGAATTATGAGGATGCCCTGAGCGCGGCCCTGGCCTGGCTGGCCATCCCGGCAAATCGGCGCACGGTGGGCAGTAACGGAACGATGGCAGGCACCTGGACCAACACGACGCGGTACGGCTTGCTGACGGGCAAGAGGTCGTACACATCGGGTGACACGATTACTTTCAGCGCCCGCGGCTCCGTGGTCTACGTCGGCGCGACGCGCCTGACGACAAACGGCGGCTCGTTCACCGTTACGATAGACGGGGTCGCTTACGGTGGTACCAACTCCTGCACGGCCGGCGACACGACGCCCACGGGCCGCACTTATTTGCCGTTCCTGGTGCGCATCCCGAACTTGCCGGACATCGTCCATTCGGTAGTCATCACGCTCCTCAGCTCGGCCGAGGTGCAAATCGATTGGTGCGGTGGAAACTCAGGAACGGTGCAGCGGACCGGACCAAACGTCTACGTGGGCAACTGTGTTCGCCTCAACGCGACGGGTTACGCCTCGGGCGCGCCATACAATTTGGGGTCCGACGCCGCCGTATTCGCAATCAACCGGCGCATTCTCTCGGTCTGCAAACGCCTGGCCGCCGACGGGCTCAACGTCGCGCACGTGGACGCCAGCGCGATATATGAATCGACGGCAGACATCGCGCTCGATGGCATCCATCCCAACGACGCCGGCCACGCTCACATAGCGGCCGCGTTCTTGCGCGAAATGAATTTCATGTCATACCCGCGGGAGCGGCAGAGCGCTCTTTGGCAACGGGGTTACACCCCGAGCTTTGCCCTGGGCGAGGCGCCCAATACTTTCGCGTTCGACGCGGCCACTGGCGGCATTGGGATGGCCGGCGGGCTTAACATCGGCGGGCAAACGCCTCCAGCGGCCGGTTTTCTCACGATGCAAAACCGGGCGGACATCGGTGGGGGCATTCAGGTTCTCGGCGCGATCGCCTCTCCGGTCGGCTCGGGCTCACTTGAGCTCGAATACAACAATCCGACAGCTTACTTCACGGCCTACAACCGTTCGGGCGCGGCTTGGAAACCAATCATCATCCGCGGCTCGGACATTACCTTTCAAAACAGCGGCACAACGGCGATGACGCTAATCGGCGGTGCGGTAAATATTCCGGGCACATTTCAACTCGGCCTGGACTCGGCGACCGCGACGGCTGTCCAGGTCAAGGGGCCGGCCGGCGTCGGCACGGACAAGGTGGGCGGCGACCTGGTCGCGGGCGCGGGGATTGGTACCGGGACCGGCCGAGGCGGGGCGCTCATTGGGAAAACATCTTTGTCGACAACTACCGGCTCGTCCGCGCAGAGCCAGTCGGTCCGCTACTATTACAGCGGCAAAGGAGTTGACCTGGTCGAATCCAGCGCGACGACCATCGCCAGCATCGCCGTCGGCACCGGCAAATATACCGCCGCGCAATTCTGGTGCACCGTCCATGCCGATAACGGCGTGGACTATCAGGCCTTCAGCGCCCGCGTCGCATTCAACGCGGTGAACAAAGCTGGCACGGTAACGGTGGGCACCATCACGCAAACCGACACGGTTATTGCGACGAGCTCGGGAACTTTGACGGTCACTTACACGGCCGTCGCCAACGGCGCGAATGTTGATCTCAAAGCCAACGCGGCCAGCTCGCTCACGCAAACCACGCTGCGCAGCAAGTGGGCAGTTACCGCTCTGAACTCCGACGACCTGGGAACGGTCACGCCGCAATGATAACACTACAATTTAACAGGAGGAAGCAGAGGCAGCAGAGGACAAAGAGGAATTGTTTCCTCTGCTTGCTCCTGTTGAATTTCTTGGCTCCTGTGTACGCCGCGCAAATCAACCGCATCCCGCCCACAACCAGTTACTCCCGCGGCTTGCTCACCAACGAAACAGCGGTGGCGAGCAGGGCCTATCTGCAAATCTCCGATGGGCTGGTCTACAATTTTGACCCCAACAGTTTCTACGTGGTCGCGGGCACCAATGTTTTCCTTCTTCCCGGCGCGTCGTTGACGAACATGATTCTGGTCGGCAACACGCTCAACCCGCAGCTCGATGTCGGCGCGAGCTCGGGCGTGTTCAACGTGAACGCCGCGCTCTCGACCGAATTTTCGATGCGCCTGGCGGCCGATGCCACGCTCACATTCACCAACTGGAATGACTGGCACCCCGTCACCGTCACGGTGACGAACACAGGAACTTTCTCGCTCACGTATGGCAACACGATGTTTTGGGTACCTAACCAGAACTCGACGCAGGTGACCAATGACTGGGGCGTCGGCGCGATTAACATCTACCATTTCTACAAGGACACCGGCGGGAACATCGTCGCCAGCGACCCGGAACGAAGGGCGACCGCTGGCTTCACCACGATCAATCCGACTGATGGTTACATCCCGGTCCGCACCAACGGCACGACTTTCGTTGACAGCCCTTTCAAGGTGAGCTCGCCGGGTGTCCTGCAGTACAATGGTCAAGCTGGCTGGCTGGTAAGCTCCGTGAATTACGGCGTGGGGGTCGGTTATCTCAATGGCGCCGGTAATGGCTCGTACAACGTGGGGGTCGGTTATTTGTCTCTGCAAAACAATACGAGCGGGGCCTATAACGTCGCCATCGGCTCGATGGCGGGCAATCAAATCACCGACGAGCAGAGCAACGTCTACCTCGGCTCAGTGGCCGGCAGCCTTCTCAAGGGCAGCAAGAACATTGTCGTGGGAGCCGACACCGGGAATGTCAACTGGCGCTATGCGGACAACAGCGTGGTGATCGGTTACGGAAAATGGGGTACCACGGGAGTGCTGACAAACTTCTATCATTCCGTGGATATTGGCGGCTGGAATCCGGCAGCCGCGAACACCAACACTCTCAACGGCGTCACCAACTCGATTGTGCTTGGCTATGCCGCGCTGACCCACGGGTCAAACACCGCCACCATCGGTGATACGAATATCACGGTGCTCTATGTCGGTGCCGGCCGCATCGGCTGGTTCCAGGGCGCCGGCTCGCCCGAGACCGTCGTTGTCGCTGACATCGGCTCGTTCTATTCGCGCAAGGACGGCGGCGCAGTGACGAGTTTCTACGTCAAGGAGAGTGGCACAGGGAACACAGGATGGATTGCAAAATGAAAACGCTCCTCACGCTCTACGCTCTGACGCTCCTGGCGCTCCCGGCCCAGACACCGCCGCCCGTCACCGTCCCGGTTGTCCTCACCGTGACACTGCCCGTGGCGCCGCCGAGCGTCACCAACGTGACGAATGTTTACCCGGTGACGGTGATGACGAACAAGACGTTGCTGACGGTAATTTCCAAACCCGTGGTTGACCCGCTCGTGGGGAGCCGTCTCTTCCTGGTTGCGTACGGGCCAATGACGCTCCTGGCGACCAACTTCACCAATGACCGGCTGACGACGCTCTACCTGGCCAACCCGAACCTGTGGCCCATCACCTGGCCGGCCGGCCGCTGGCGCGGAAACAGGACACCCTCGCCAACGAATGATTTCCCCATCGTGCTGTTTGAATCGATTAACGGAGTGCTGATTGCCACGGAATGAAGACCACGCTCCTAACGCTCCTGACGCTCCTGACGCTCCTACCAGCGCAAGCCGCCACCTACTACGCTTCGCCCGCGGGAACCGCCATCGGCACCGGCACTTTTGCTTCGCCCTGGGACCTGCAGACTGCCTTCAACCAGGTCGGGCTCGTCGGCGCCGGGGATACGCTAAACCTCAGAGGAGGAGTTTATACGAACGCGCCGCAAGGGAGTGTCGCGGGATCCCAGGAAGGCTGGATATTTCGCACGGTGATTGCCGGCACGGCTGGCGGACAGTTGCTCGTCCAATCGTACCCTGGCGAATGGGCGGAAATTGACGGCGGGGCTTTTGGTGGGGTGGCGTATGTCTATCACGCGTGCGCCCGGCCCACGGTCCTGGTGGGCAATGTCATTCCGGGCACGACTGATGGGCAGTACATAACCTTCAAGAACATCGGTTTCTTTTCGAGCTCGACCGAGGCGCGGTTGAGCGGGAGCAACTCGAGTTTTCCGACCGACATCACGCGGTCGGACGGCCTTTACGTGTTGGCCAAGGGCGTCAAGGTCATCAATTGCGTTTTCCACAACCTGAGCACGGGCATCGAGGCGTTTGGCGCGACGGCCATCGGCCAGGAGTTCTACGGCAACCTGGTGTTCAACAGCGGCTGGCAGGGCACCCCCAACACGCATGGGCATAGCATTTACGCGCAGGGCCCCGTAGCAGCCGGCGGCCTGGTGAATATGTTCCAGCGCAATATATCCAGCTCGCCCTGGGACCGCGGCACGCAGAATTACGGGTCGAGCTCGGCGGAGATTTCCCACTATCGTTGGAGCGAGAATTTGTTCATGGGCACCCAGGGCCAGCATGGCGGAGCGCTCATCGGCACCCGCACGGGCGGCGCGGCGGACCGGCTGCAAGACATCGTTTTCACGAACAACTTCGGTTACGGCGCCGATCTTTCGCTCGACCAATTCCCGGACGAGGGCGCGTACCACGACGCGATCGTGGCCAACAATTATTTTGTGGCGTGCAAGGTCGAGATGAGTAGCTGGAAAGCGCTCACGTTCACGAACAACACAATCATCGACGCGGTCGACATCGTCTTCGGCAACGTGTCACTGACAACCAACGGCTCGTTTCTGCCGTGGAACTTTAACCGGAACACTTACGTCTTCGCCGCGGCCGTGGCCAACAATTTCGGCCTCGAAGGCCAGGGCTCATTCCCCATCGCCACCTGGCGGACCAAGACCGGGTATGACTTGAACTCGACGGTGAGCGGCACGTTGCCAGTGACTAATTACCCCATTGTCCTGAACAACGCCTATGACACCAATCGGGCCACTGTCCTCTTTTACAACTGGTCCGGCGGAACCAATGCGGCGGTGGACGTGAGCGCGCTGGGCTGGGCCGATGGCGACGCGTGGAATGCGCGCAACGTGCAGGATTATTTTGGCGATGTCACTACGAACCTCGTCACCGCGCAGATAGTGAACCTCGATATGCGAGCGGCCGCGCACACAGTAGCGGTGCCCTATGGCGCGGCGGTGGCGCTGGATGCCAAAAGTTTCCCGACCTTCGGTGCGTGGATTTTGACCAGGACCGGCACCGCGGCGTTGCCGCCGCCAGCGACGACCTGGGTGCTTACGGTGGCCTCGTCCAATCCAGGCAGCGGAGCGAACATCGTGCTGGCGCCGGCCTCCAACGATGGCACGAGCAGCGGGGCGACCTCGATGATGCGCACTTATAATGACGGCGTGGTGACGAGCCTCACTTCACCGATCGCGTTGCCCAGTGGCAACACCTTCAGCAAATGGCAACGCAACGGGGTGGATTACTCGACCAACGCGGCGTGCGCGATGACCAACGTCGCGGCGACGACGATGACGGCTTGCTATGCGACGCAAGTGCCGCCGAGTGGCGCTGGCGGGGCGACGACGGGGCGTCGGAGGAGACCGTGAAAGCGTATGCATGACAGCCGAAGAACGAACGCTGTGGACCGGCGTCGCCGTATTGGTAAGCGGCCAGATAATCCAACGGTTGGATGCCTGGCGGGTGGCCAGAAAGACCAAGGACGTCGCAGAGGCGGCCGCCTTAAAGGTTAAGAAGGACCTGGACGAGTCCTCGGCGAATTACTTGCTCAAGCTCGAAGTGATCCGCATCGAGGGCAACTCGAAAATGGGCGCCCAGAAAAAGAAAACGTGGGACCTGGCGCTGGCGCTGGCGCACGCCACACGCGACAACGACCACATGGCCCAGGCCCGCCTGGCCGAAAAGGAATACGTGGACCATCAAGAGGCCCAGCACCTGGCGGATGAACGGGTACGGGTCTACGTCGAGGCACAGAAATTGAAAATATTAACGAACGCGGTGAACTTATGACGAAGAACAAAATCTTAACACTCTGCTGCTGCCTCCTGTTCCTCTCCGGCTGCATGTCGGTCTCCTATACCCGCACCGAACCCGGCGGCGAGAAGGTGAGCTTCAGCACGTCCTCGATGTGGACCAAGAAACAAATCAAGGACGTGACCTACGGCGCCGGCACCAACGGCCTGCGCACGTTCCGGCTCCAGGGCTTCACCGAAGACCAGACCGCGGTAGCCATCCAGGCGCTCGTTGCTGCGCTGGCAGCTTACAGCAACCATCCGGCGCCCGTTGTCCCATGAAAGAACCAAATTTGGAACAGGAGATAGCAGAGAACGCAGAGGAATTCTTCCCTCTCTGCTCTCTCTGCTTCCTCCTGTTAAAACTCTGATGAGCGGCTACCGCAGATATAATCCAGGCGACGACGCCCACGTCACCGACGGCGACTCCGGCTGGCTGGGCGTGAACATGCGCCTGGACCCGTGCCAGCTCCCGCCCGGGATCTGCGCCGGGGCTAAGAACAAACGGTTTCGGTTCGGGAAAGCTTCGACGCGGCGCGGTATCGTTAAACTGCCGTACTTTGCCCGGCTCGGCGCCCCGTTCCCGCTGGTGTTCCCGATTGACTTCGAACAGCCATGGCCGATTGGCGTGAACATCCACGGCGCCGGCACGTTCGATGACCCCGATGACGCCAAGTGGACCATCATCGCCGCGGATGGACGGGTGTTTGCCACCGCGCAGGGGATTGTCGCGTTCAAGCTGCGGCTGCCCGTGGGCGTCGTGCTGAGCGGGCGGGTGTTCTTTGTCCAGGCGGTGAGCAAGTTTTATATGTTCCGCGGCCCGGACGCCTCGACGCTCGTGATGGAAGATGTCGCGATCGGATGGACCGAGGTGACCCAGGAGAACTCGGGTGCTGGCAATGGCACCGGGACTTTGACGATTCCCAATTCGTCGTTCGCGCTGTTCTTTCAGAACCGGCTCTTCGTGCTCTATGGGCGGGATGAGATTGCGGTGAGCGATGCGCTGAACATGACACGCTACTCAATCACGAACGCTTTCCGGATAAACAAAGGGTCGAGCGACGCGCTCACGGGCATCTACGCTTGGAACGATACGACGGTGGTGGTGACCAAGGAACACAGCATTTACGCGGTGTCAAATCTAATTCCCAATTCGATGGGTGACTTTGACCAGGCGCGTCTCGAGGTGGTGACGACGGACTGGGGCATCATCGCGCCAAAATCCATGGTGGCGGTCGGCACCGACCTGCTCGGCCTCTCGCAACGGGGAGTGGTGAGTATCCGGCAGACGGAGACCAACAAGCTCCAGGCGGTGGACCTGCCACTGTCCGACCCCATCGCGCCGCTCATCCAAAGCATCCACTGGCTTCACGCGCACCTGGCAGTGGGCGCGTTCTGGGATAACAAATATTACCTGGCCATCCCCCGTGACAGCGCGGAGGTCGAGGGACAGGAGCTGCTGGTCAATCGTTACTACGACGAGGACGGCGAGCTGCGCATTTCGACACTTGTGCCGACGCGCACGTATCGCGTGGTGCTGCCCGAGAACGCGTTCATCGCGGATGATGTCACGTATGACGCGACTCTGCTCCCAACCACCGAGGATGTCGTGTCGATTGACGGCAAAGGGACTTTCACCGGGACGCCCGGCGCGCTGGTCAAGGCCAGCCTGCGCCAGGTATTCAAAGGGGTGAACAACGCCGTGCTCGTGTATGACACGCTCAACAGCCAATGGGCTGGCTACGATGAATCGCGGGCGTTGATGGTGCAGGACTTTCTGCTGGCCGATTACAACGACGGCGAGCGTCTGCAGTTCGTGAGCGCCGATGGGTTCTTCAATCTGTACGAGGAAGGGTTCGACGACGATATTTTCCAGGAAAACCTGTCGCCCTACCTCGACCTGGTGGTGGACCAGCTCCCGGCCCCGGGCGACACCATCACGGTGCAACTGCCCGATGCCACGGGCGGCATCGTGGTGACCGTCACCAACGACGCGGTGAACACTGCCGCGACCATCGATGACACCGCGACGTGGGGTTGCGCGGACCTCGAAACCGCCCAACGCAATCTGTGGACCGACCCCAATAATGTCGGCGGTTACAAGCATTGGCTCACAACGGGCAACACCGTGGTGCAGATTGCCGGCGGCGTGCGCATCCAAAGCCAGACTGTGTCGCCGCCCTTGGTGGTGTTCGTTGGGAGCAACTGGAGTTATCGGAAGGTAGGGAATGGGCCGGCCATCATCCCGATTGGTATCGAGGATTATTTTCTCTCGCGCGGTTACATGCCGCAGACGGAGGACGAACGGTTGCTGGGCAAGTATGTGCCCAAGAATTTCAAGGGGGCCACGATGAGCCTGCGCACATGGGACCCGCTGTTGACCATCCTCACGCGCACCGACGGCGAGAACGAGAAGAAGGTATTGCGCGACCTGCTGCGCAAAAGCCGGCGCAAATCGTATGTGTGGGGCCGCCAGGCCATCGACACGATGAACAACGACGCCGGCCACGGCAACCCTTTCCGCGAGGATTACTCGATTCTCCTGGCCGAGAGCGACCAGTTCGAGCTCGGCCCCGATGAAGGGGTGGACCCGGAGATTCTCCAGGAATGCACGGAAGGGGCCAAGCTAAGGGCGTCTGGGAAGTGGCTGCAGGTCGAGGTAAGCGGGTTTCAGGGCAGGTCGGAGATTACCTCCATTGAGATTAAGGCCACGACGGGGGCGAGAAGGGCAGGGGCGATAGCGTGAGAACAGAGGTCAGAGTCAGAGGTCAGAAGTCAGAGGTCAGAGCGGACTCCTCTTCGCTGACATCTGATCTCTGTCCTCTGACCTCTGGCCCGACGGAGCACCGGAGCAAACAATCATGAGCCGAACATTCGAAGACGGTGCCAGCCCACTCCCGCAAAACTTCGTCACGCGGGACGAGCTGATTGATTGGGTGCAGGAACAACAGCCGATACCCGGCACGATGCTGGCCGCGGTGCAAGGGCTGGTGACCACCGGCATTGTCCGCGTGACTAACGCGAGTCCTGGAAACGCGGCGATGGACACCGTTGCGATGTCGGCGATGGGCGCCTCGATTGTCAATATCACGAACATCGGCGCGTTGCGGCAACTTGAAGTGGATTACGAAACGTTGACCGGGAGCGGGTCGGTGAACCCGGCAAAGTTCTTGACGTTGCTCGCGAGCACGTCGGGCGGCCCCTACGCGATAACCATCGCCGCGGGGACGTACATCGGGCAGTTGAAGTATCTCAACTCGCCCGTGACCACGACGCAGAACTTTGTGCTCACCGGCGCGCTGGCTGGCATCGCGCAAATCGAGTTTGGCACCGCCGGCGGCGGCGTGGGCTACACGGCGCTGCTGCAATGGGACGGAGCGAAGTGGCAGTGGCTGGGGGGCAACGCGCTGGTGACATGAGTAGAATTGGAAACCGGAAAACAATATGGCTTTAACCGCAAAAGTTACCCCTTCCTTCACCTGGCCCGACGCCAGCAAAGTCACCCTGGCGCGTTTGCGCCTCACGGCGCGGCCGACGGTCGAGTTGTTGGGTACACTCATCACCAGCCAACTCGCCGACGGCGCGGTGACGCTGCCCAAACTTGATGCCGCGTTGCGCGGCCGCTTCGTCAATGTCAAGGATGCGCCGTACGGCGCCGTCGGTGACGGAGTGACCAACGACACGCCCAGCATCATGCTCGCCCTGGCGACCCTCAAGGCGGCCGGCGGCGGTGTTCTGCGCATCCCCAAGGGCCGCTACCTGATGAACAAGACGGTGGACGGCTATGCCATCGGTCAGTACGAGGCGGGCAACAATTACGCGCTCCTGATTGATTTCCCCAATTGCATCATCGAGGGAGATGGCATGGGGTTGACGGTCCTGGTGGCGGGCACGGTGAGCACCACAATTATTTACGGCTCGGCAGGGAACATCGGCATCAAGGGGATTACGTTCGAGCAGGGGGATGCCTCAACCGACTTCGCAGCATGCGCCACAACGCTCTCGCGCACGGGCCTGGACCCCAACACGGCCACCAACTTCATCGACCAGGGCTGGACGCTGGCCACGATGATTTATTTCGTGGGCACGCCCGGCGCGTACATCTCGAACATTTTCGTGCAGGAATGCGAGCTCCTCAACCCGGTGCGTTACGGCATCGGGCTGGGCTGGGCTAAGAATGTTAGGTTCGCCAATAACCTCATCAAGTATTACGACGGGTTCCTGCCACCGGTGCACGCACAGACGGCGCTGGGCGCGGGACGCGTGGGCATCTTCAGTGGGCATGAGCACGTCCAGGATGTCACGGTCGTCGGGAATAACTTCAATGGCAACGTGGCGGGAACTGCCTACTCGACCTACCACGGGTCACCGCCAGGGACGATCTATTACACGCAAATTGCCGCGGATGGTTTCGTGTGGTTCGGCCTGGGCGGGAACATCACGGTGACGGGGAACACGATCCGCAACTATGCTCTGGAGGCGTGCAATCTGCCCACCGGCCCGGTGGTGTGCTCGAACAACGTGTTTACCACTGTCGGCGTCGGGACGCCCAGCGCCGTCGCGATGTTTATGGCGCCCTCCTCACCCAATGACACGGATGTCGATAAGCGCACTTATGTTTTCAACTCGAACACCGTCATCGGTGGCGCGGCCGGGTTCGTGGGCAAGGGGCCTATTTATGCCGCGACGTTGCCCTGCCCGTATTTCCGGGCGATTTGCAACGACAACATTTTCGAGGGAGTCACGTTTCCCGTCGGCGTGATCGGCGCGGAGGTGTTTGAATGCAACGGCAATATCTCGACGGATTGCACCACGTTCTTCACCTGCGACGCCACCGCGCCCGCGGCGGCATATCCGCTCGTGGATTTCCGATCGAAATTTTTCGTGTTCGCCGACAACGTGATTGTCGGCTGCACGGCCGTCGGTTATCACTTTAGTTACCCGATGCAGGACAACGGCGTGATCGTCATCAGTGGGGGGGTGATCCAAAAGGGCCTGTATCACGCCGGCTTTGTCGCGCCGACGGCCGGCACGACCTACAACGTGCTGGTGAATGATGTGGTGTTTGTCGATTCTGCCGGGCTGGAGTGCGCGCCGCTGTTCAACGACCCAATCTCTCCCGACGTGAAATTTGTGCGCCATTTCGGACGCCCGTTTCATACCGACACATCTCCCCGGACGCCGGCCCTGGGTTACCGCAAAGGTGACGTGCTGCGCAATACCGCCCGCAGTAAGGGCGGTGTCCTTTTCTGGGAAGCCATCGGCGATGGGATTGGCGGGGCGACGTTCGAGCCGGTGTTCTCCGCCTGCCGCGGCGTGATGGCGCAGGGGCGCATCTACGCGCTGAGCGCGGCGACGCCGGTCGAGCTGCTGCCGCAACTGGAAGGGCAAGCCCCGCGCATGGTGTCGCTCAGCGTCATCAACGCCAAGGCTTGCACCTGGAGCGGGGGCGGGAACACGGTTTTGCGCGTGCGGACAAAACCTGTCACCGGGTCGCCGATTACCCTGGCGGATATTCCGATCGCCAAACTCATCACGGGCACGACGCTGGTCGCCCAGGCGGACATCACCTTCTTTAAGCCGGCGGATGACGTGGGCGGTTTCGGCGGGGCAACGATTGTGGGGAGCGGCATCGAGGTTGTTGGCTGGGACACAGTGCTCAATAGCGCGGTGAACCTGGTAACTAACGCGGCTAATACTGATGGGCCGGTGGTTATCGCGGCGCAGTGTTTCCTGGAGTATGCGACGAGTGTGTAAAGCAATGAGAAACTTCTTCATCGTGGGCCTGCCCAGGTCACGCACGGCGTGGCTGGCCAACCTGTTGACGTTTGGCGAGTGCTTTTGTTTTCACGAGGCCCTGGCGCATGTACAGAGCCCGCAGAATCTGCCGCAGCTCTTTGCCAACACGGACTTGAACATCGTCGGCGATGCGGACCCGAGCGTGCCGTTGTTCCATGTGGAAATAGCGGAGTTGTTCCCGGAAGCGAAGTACGTGTTCATCGACCGCGATTACGATTGCGCACTCAAGAGCTACGTCGATTTCATCCGCAACAATCCTTTGAAGGATGGCCTGGTGCAGAACGAGGAGGAAGCGGTGGCCGGCTTCGCCGTGCTCGCCAAACGCCTGGCCGAAATGAAGGAGACACTGCGAAACCATCACACTCGGACAGTGAACTTCGCCAGCCTCGATGATTCCGCAACGATGTACTGCCTGCACGAATTTTGCACGGGTGTGCCGATGACCAGACTCCAGCACAACCGCCTGATAATGCTCCAGAACTTCCGCATCAATGTCATCCCGCGCAAACTCGGACGGAGCGAGATACCCGAGAATGTGAAGAAGCTGGCCACACACCTGCACCTGGCCGCCAACGCCCGGCCGACAGCGGTCCCGCAATCAAGCAAGCCGACCAATCTGCACCTCACCTATACCGAGGCCATCGCGGCCCTGTGCGGGCCGAACCGGGCCGCTTACGACTGGCTCGACCAGCTCCTGGAAGTGTGGCTCACGTGGGACCACATAGCGGACAACGATGTCATCGACAAAGCGATGGCCGGCCGTGTGTTTGAAAACCTGTTGCTCGCCTGGACGGTGAATCCCTTCTGGCAAAAGTATAAGGAACTGCTGACGCCGGTTCTTAACAACGTCATCTCGGCCTGGCGCGACGGCCAGCTCGCCTCGTCCGGAGCCAAAGACTACGATGTTTACACCGAGGTGCCCTGCGCGGTGGCCTATCTCCTGGGCGGAACCGCGCTCGTGAAGCAACACATGCCGGACCTGCGCTGGCTGGTCGCCAAGATTCGCGCCGAGGACGACGCAAAGGATTTATGTCAATAGCATCCGCCGTTATCATCGCAGCGGCCACCGTCGGCAGCGCCGCCTATTCCGCCAGCCAAACACCCGACGCGCCTGAACCGCGGAACATCGGACAGGAAACGCGGGACACACTCCAGGCGCGCATCGACCTGGCACCGCAACTCGGCAAGCTCCAGGAGGACGATAGCGTCCGCCAGATGAAGCTGCTCCAGCAATCGTTGCTGGGCATTCCCGGCGGTCCACGCCAGGAGGTCTATGACGATGTCGAGACGGTGCCGGAACATGCCATCGGCGGGGACCGGAACACCCCGCCATCCGACCCACGAGCGGTCTGGCGTCAATACAGCGCGGGCGGCGGCCCGCAGGGTGGCGCCAGCGGAACTTGGATTGTCCCGGCCACGACGCGCAAGGTCACCAAGACCCGCACGGTCACTGACCCCAGCCAGCGCGGCTACCTCGACCTGCTCGAACACGACATCACCCCGGCGCTTTCGCGCGCGCAATCGGAGGCCTCCAGCACGCAGCGGACCGGCGACATTGCCGACGTGTCCCGGCTCGCGGGTCCGGCTCGCGCCGCGCTCCGCTCCGCACAGCCGGAAGCCGCCTCGCTCCTGGACTTGCTCACGGCGCAATCCACGGACGAAGTCAAGGCCGGCACGGGCATGGACCCTGGGATGCAACGCGAAGTCGAACAGAGCGTGCGCAGCGCGCAGGGCGCTCGCGGGTTCGGGTATGGCAACAACGATGTCACGCAGGAAGTGGTTACTCGCGGCAGCGCCGGCCAGGCGTTGCTCCGCCAACGCCAGGCGCAAGCGGCGCGAGTGCTCGGGCTCAACCAGGGATTCTACGGCGACCCCTTCCAGGCAATCATCGGCCGGAGTTCGGGCGTGAATGCCGGCGCCGCCACCGCGACGGCCGGCAGCACCATCGCCCCGCAGTACAATCCGGAGAACCCGTATGCGAGCGACCTCTACAACACGAACTACAACGCGGAAGCGGCGGCGGGTATCTCGCGCTACAACAACATGAACAATCTGCTTGGCGCGGGCATCGGCGCGGCCGGCTCGCTTTACGGCGGTTACCTCGCAGGGCGCGGGGTGGGAACGTCCAACACGCTACTCACCTCAAACGATTTGCTGCTGACCACGAGATAAAAGATTATGCCATACGCTCCCGGAATCTCGGCGGACAACAGCGGCCTGACCCGCGGCATCCTGCACGGCAGCGAGAGCATCGCCCGGGGCCTGGAGCGCTATCAGGAGAAGAAGGCGGCCGAAGTGCAGAACGGGAAGTTCGCCGAGGGCATCTTCAAGACCAACCCGGAGATCCAGAAACGCATCGGGATGAGCGAGGACGAATTCAAGGCGCTGAGCGCCCAGGACAAAATTGCGCTGAGCAGCGGGGCCATTGCTTCGATTCACAACGAGGTCGAGCAGGCCAAGGCCGAAAGCGAACGGGCGCAGGCGCAGTTGTATCGGACGCACGCGGCGTACTACCAGGGCGAGGACCAACAGAACGCCGCGTTGGGCGGCGCGCTCCAGCGTTACACGGAGGCTTACCAGCAGGAACCGGAAGCCGCGGCGCCGATGCCGCCGGGCCCATTGAACGGAGCCTTGGCCGCGATGGGCGGGCCGGGCATACCCACGCTGCCGCCTGGTGCTCAAGTTGACCAGGCACCATCGCCACCCACTGCCATTGAAACAGCGCTGGCCCGGCATCAGCGCGGCGCCATGGCCGCGCTCTCGACCCCCGGCCTGGGCGGCAAAGGCGCCGAACGCCTGGCGGAGCTGCTGCTCAAGTATGCGCCCAAGGGGAACGGGACGGATATCGGCATCAAAGATTTGGGCGACGGCGTGAAGGCGTACTACAAGCCGGGCGGCCAGGTGGAGATACGCAATGACCCAAAGCCGCCGAAACCGGAGAAGGAACACGCTGAGAATTATCCCTGGCTCCTTTCCGATGATGAAAAGACGGTGATGACCGGCCTTAAGGCAATCACGGACCCGAAGGAACGTGACCTCGCAATTGCGACGCGCACGGCGGTCATGCGGATGACCGGGAAGCCCGACGCACTAACCGCAGCGCTCATCAAGATGATGACCGGCGACAAGACGCCGGGACCAGGTGAGGCGCCGAAGGCCAACCCAAAATACAATCCGAAACTCGGCCGCATTGAATATCCCTAATGCCTCAGCTCATCGATGTGCCCGGGATGGGAACCGTCGAGTTCCCCGACGGGATGTCGGACCAGGAGATGGTCGCGGCCATCCAGCGCACCGAGAAACACGACGCACTCGACGCCGAGCTGCGAAGCACCCGGCGCAAGGGTAAGCTCGCCGACGCTCTCACCACCATTGCCGACGGAGCGGAAGCCGCGGCTGGTGTAGTCTCCCAGATGAACCTGCTCACGGCGTTGCCGCGGGCGGCCTTCGCCGCGGACCAGATGCTCGGCCTCATACCCAAGGAGCAAGCGAACCCCAACGATGCCACGGCGCCGGTGGCCGAGTTCAGCAAAGCTACGCCAGAAGAGGTCGAGGCGGCCACGGGCATCGGTGGCAAGCCCGCGCAAATAATCTCCGGCGTCCAGCGGGCGGCAGCGGGCTTCGGTGATTTCTTCCTTTCTCCCAACGGCATGATGACCCTCGGCGCGGGCGCGGCGCCGGCAGCCGCCCGGGCGGCGCTGGGCGCCGGGTTTGCCGGGAGCATCGCGGCCAACGTGCCCGAGGCCGCCCAACGATTCGGTGAAGCGACAGTGGACGGCACGCTCTCGGACCAGGTGGCAACGGGCATGGAGGTGGGCGCCAATATCCTTCTGCCGGCGGCCATCGCGAGCCACGGAGTGAAGTGGATGCCGCCGCGGGACGTGCTGCGTCCGGAAGAAGCCATGGCGCGCCAGTACGAAGCGGAACGCTCCGCGCAGGCGGGCGGCCGGCCATTGACCGAGCCGGGCCAGGCGCTCAACCCGCGTAAAGATTTCGTTGACCTGCGAGCGCCCGAAGTGCTACCAGAAACCGGGCAGTCGAAAACTATCACCGGACCAGGGGAACCAGCACCCGTTTCTACGGGTGGCACAGCCCCGACGGATGCTCGACAAGGAGCTGAGATTCCGGCGGACCCGGGTGTGACTCCCGGGCCGGCTGCTCCGCCAACTCCCCCACGCAAACCACGCGCCCAACCCGCTGACCGTCCCTACGACATCCTCGACGCCATCGAGGACCACATGGGCGGTCGCCTCTCACTGACGTACGCGCGCAAGATACGCGAGGACTTCCGACCGACCTCACACATAGTCCGAAAACTATTCGCCCGCGATGGCTACGCGCTGGACGTCGCGCTCGACACGCTTCACCGTGAAGGACTCTTCCGAAACATTGAGACGGAAGACCAATTCCTCGACGCCATCGAGGAGGCGCCGCATACGCGCGCCGAGTTCCGTGGCGGGAAATCCGCCGAGCAGAAGCAAGTCGAGATGGAGCAGGCACAGAAAGCAGACTTCCAACGCCTGGCGATTCGCAACCTGCGCGTGGGCGATGAAGCTAAAGCGACGGACAAAATCCCGACGAACCAATTCTACGAGGGCGACGAGTTCAAGCTGGGCGGCACAAAGTTCAAGGTAACCAGAGTGGAGTTTGACGAGGAGACCGGCGAGGTAAATCAGGTCGAGGTGGAAGATGGCAGCCGGTTTGGCGTGCAGAAGTTGAACGGCTCGGAGGTGATTCATGCGGACGCCGGGTCAATCAAGAGCAAAGAGCCGAATGTAAGCTTCGACCCGGAAACGATTGGAAGGACTCGCGCGGCGGCGGAGAAGCTCATTGAAGATGTCAATGGTCAAAGCGATCGACCTCTCGCTGCCTTTGACCTTACCAAGAACACAAAGCTTACCGACCCTGAGCAGTTCGCCAGTTTCGACTTGAAAGGCCGCCGTAGTGGCAGCATCGTTTATCTCGATGACCACGACGCCGCGAAACTTGCCACCGACCCGGAAAGCTACGCGCTCGCGGAAGTCTACTCCCGTGAAGGCTACGACCGTGCAATATCATTTGCGCGGAGACTTGCCGCACGTCCTGAAACCGGACGAAGTTCCGTATCGCGTTACCCCAGCCACCAAGCATTCCTTGCCCGCGTCCGCAAAGCTGATGAACTCTGGCGGGAGCGCCAGAGCAGCGGCGCGCCGGAAGCTGCAATAGAACAGGGTACACTTCCCCGCAGCATCGAAGCGCCACCCGACATCTCCGGCGCTGGGCCGGTATCACTGGCGAGCATCCGCGAGTATCTGAGCAAGGCGCTGGACATTCCAGTGCGCGAGGGTGTGCGGGTGCAGGGCGGGATACGCCGGGCCCTGGGCTATTTCATGCCCAAGTCGGAGACCATCCGGCTGCGCACGCTCAATGATATCCCCACGCTGGCGCACGAGGTCGGGCATTACCTCCATTTCATTTTGTTCCCCGAACCCGCGGGTGGTCACATGGCCTTGCCGGCCAAGGCGAGCACGTTCGCCGGCCGCTTCGACGCGGAACTCAGGCCACTGGGACTGCGCACGAGCGGGGCCAGCTACAGCGCCGACCAGGTGCGCAAGGAAGGCGTCGCTGAATTCTTCCGTGAGTATCTGACCGACCGCAGCAAGGCGCTGATGAAAGCGCCGCAGTTCACCGCGTTCTTCGAGAGCGAGCTGCTGACCAAGTTCCCCGAGATTTGGAAGATTGTCACCCGGGCACGCGCGGACATAGCCCGCTACATCGGCCAGCCGGCGCTGGCCAAGGTGATGTCAATGATATCCAGCCGACCGGTTGACGAGGCCACTCCGCTTCGCCAACGCCTCGAGAAGCTTTACAACAATTGGGTGAGCGAGCTCGCGCCCATCGAGCGCGCCGAGCGCCGGCTGGCAGCCATGGGGCTGCCGCCCATGATGCGACGTTACGCCTCGCAACTGGCCACCAATTACATCGGAGGCTGGCGCGGCAAGGTGGATTATTCGCTGAGACGCAGGCAAATCAATTTTGATGGGACTGAGGTGGGACCCAGCCTGCGCGAGATTCTGGGCGGGATTAAGGACCTGCCCGAGCTCGACGCCTACCTGGTGGCCAAGCGCGTCGGTGAACTCTCCAAGCGCGGGAAGGAGACGGGGATCCACGCCAATGATGCGGCGAATGTCGTTACTCAGCTCGCGAGCAAATACGAGGCGACCAGGCTGAAGCTGCGCGAGTTCCTCCACAATGAATTGGAGATGTTGTATCACGCCGGGCTGATTACGGCCGAGGACGCCGCCCGGATGACCGCGGCCAACGAAGACTATGTCCCGTTCCACCGGGTCTACGAGCGCGAGACCGCGGCGGGCATGGGAGGTGGCGGCGCGGGCTTCGTTGATGTGCCGCGGCCATTGCGCAGCTTCAAGGGGGACACGCGGCAAATCATCAGTCCGCTCGAGAGCATCGTCAAGAATACCTACCTGTTCCGCGACGTGGCCGAGCGCAATCGGGTGGGTGTGGCCTTCGTCGATGCGGTCAACTCCGTCCGCGGCGGCGGCCGAGTCGCCGACCAAATCGCCCGCAGCATCAAACCAGTGCAGGTGTCCGACGCCGAGGTGCGGGCCTACCTCAAGACACTGGGCATCGACAAACTTGAAGGCGCCGATGATTTGCTCAAGGGCGATGTGGGCTTCAAGGTCTGGCGGGCGGCCCGCACACAGTCCGCGACCGATGGCATCTTCAGCGTGTGGCGCCAGGGCAAGGAGGAATTTTACCAGTTGGATGACGCGGACCTTTACCGGGCGTTGCAACTCCAGGACAGCGCGGATGCCAGCATCTTCAACAAGTTCGCCGTGCTCAAGATTCCGCGGGCGTTCACCCGGGCGTTGCGCGCCGGCTCGACGCTGACGCTCGAGTTCATCGCGCGCAACCCGTTCAAGGACCAGGTGACCGCTGGCGTGTATTCGAAATACGGGTTTATCCCGTTCTGGGACGGGTTCCGCGGCGCGTTGTCCGCCGTGACGAAGGACCAGCATTACTGGGATTGGGTGCGCAGCGGCGGGCGCTACGCCGATTTCATCGCGATGGACCGGACGGATCTGCAGAAGAAAATGGGCGACGTGCTGAGCAAACCGCTCTCGCCGGTGACGCTGCTGCAATGGACCAACCCGCTTAAGACGCTGCAGAAGTGGAGCGAGCTGATGGAGATGGGCACGCGCATCGGTGAGTATCGCAAGGCCAAGGCGGCCGGCGCGAGTGATGTCGACGCGGCCAACGCGTCGAAGGACGTGTCGCTGAACTTCAGCCGGGCGGGATTCCAAGGCCGGCTCTACAATCAACTGGTGGCGTTCTTCAACTCGCAGATACAGGACCTGGACAAGTTCACCCGGGCCCACCGGGAAGCGCCATTACGCACCACGGCCAAGGCTATGGCGTTGATAACCGTGCCCTCGGTGTTGACCTGGTGGCTGGGCAAGGACGACGAGAAAATCAAGGCGCTGCCCGAATGGCGCAAGACGTTCTTCTGGAATGTGAACATCCAACACCTGATGCGCGAGGCCGGCATGGACGTGACCGGCGACACGGTGATAATGTTCCCCAAACCATTCCTGCTCGGGCAAATCTACGGCACGAGCGTCGAGCGCGGCCTGGACTACGCGACCAAGCGCGACCCTAACGCGGTAACCAAATGGCTCAAGGGCGTGTCGCAAAGCACGCCGATAAGCTGGCACTGGGAGACGATGTTCCTGAACCCGGACATGGCAATGCCAACGGGCATGAAACCGCCCATCGAAGCCCTGGCCAACTATTCGTTCTTCCGCGGCCAACCCCTCGAGAACGAGGGTATGAAACGGCTGCCGGCCGCCCAGCGCGCCAACGCGCAAACTTCGGAGACGGCCAAGCTGGCGGCCAGATTAGCGGAGATGGCGTTCGACGGGGACATGAAGGTCTCGCCCATCCAGTTCGACAACTTCGTCCGCGGCGTCTTCGGGGGCATGGCCAAGTACGGCACCGATGCCATCGACTGGGGCCTGGCCAAGGCCCAGGTAGTGGACGTCCCGCCGGCGCCGGCCAAGAGCCTCGTGGAATTTCCCCTGATACGCGGCTTCACGCAGTCGCCCTACACCGCGAGCGAATATGTGCAGCGTTTCTACAAGGGCGCCGAGATGGCCGAGCAACGCATCGCCGCGTTGCGCGCTGGTGCCCAGAACCTGAACACGGCCGCGGACCAGGCCTGGATCCGCCGCAACCTGCCCGACCTGGCGGTTTACCTGCCCCAGCCGCTTGGCGGCGGCCTCATCAGCGCCGTGCACAAGGGCAAAGAAGCCCTGGCGGACGTGAACAAAGCAATGGTGATGGTGCAGAACGACCGCACCATGAGCCCGGAGACCAAGCGGGAGAAGCTCATCAGGCTGAACGAAGCCCGGAACAACATGGCCAAGTTTCTATTCGAAACCACATTGTCACCCAACGACCGAACCCGGGCGTTTTGACGTATCGTTTGCCGTAAAGTTGCAACTGGCTGTTGACGTAAGAGTTTGAGCGTGAGAAAGTGGTTGCGCTGGCTCCGACGGCCTCTTAATCAATTGGTTCTCGGTTCGAGTCCGAGCCGAGGCACCAGCTAGTTACAGCAGATATCCCCTAGTATTCAGCCACTTGGAATTGATTATAATCAATTTTGAAAGAGGCTCATCCTTTGGATACGGCCTAAGATAAACCAACCTTCAGCCGTATCGAGCCGTATTCGCAGCCGTATCACTGATACGGCTGGTCGGCCCAGCGAACTTTCAGGAGCTGGCGGTTGCTCATCGCGAATTGGGAGACGAACCCGCAGTAGTGGCCCTGCGTGACGGTGACATACTTGTGACGAAGCCAGGTGGAGGCCGTCCAGATATCGTATTGCAGGGCCAGTTGCGATGCGGTGTACTCGCGCAGGCCGTGAATCGCTTTTTGGCTTCTCCAGCCGAGCCCACGCATCCAGGCCGCGATTATCCGGAAAAGGTCCCAGGTCCGGTAATAGTCCGTGCCGTGGATGATGTAATCGTCATCACTGCCGCGCCACCCGCGTTCCGCGACTCGCTTCATCATCGTGGTATACCACGGGTCAACCGCGCGAATGCTCAATCGGCCACCGTGGTCTTTCACATTCACGTCAACTGTAACCAGGAATGGTTGCCCGTCCTGTTGCACGTGCCAACCCCATTTCGCCTGGGCGATTTCGTTCTTGCGCAGCCCGTATGACAATGCATGTCCTACGGCCAGGAAGACGTCGCGATCTTCCAACTGCTCCCACGCGGCCAGCACCGCGTTTACAACCTCTTCAGAAGCCGAAACGTACTCGTGCCGTGGAACGCGCCGGAAGCGGCATTCTTTCACGCTGCGCTGCACGGCGGCGATGTCAGGCAACTCAAACCCGTGGCCGCGATAGTGGCGTTGGGCGGCTGGCGAGAAGACGGACAATGCCTGGCGGAGCACGCTGCTGGCGGTGCGCTTGAAGCTCGCGGCGCGGGCCTGGTCGCCGGCGCTGTTGGCCCGCGAGGTGGCGTCGTTAAAATATTTCTCGACGAAGGACGGATTGAGCGCGCTGACGCTCATTGCCTCGACGTTGGCAGCCTGGCCGTGCACGCGGCGAAGGGCGTTTCGCAGTCCATTGGCGCACGCCACGCGGGTGCGCAGTTTGGATTCAATCGGGGCACGTGGGTCGGTGTATGCCTCGAGGATTTCTTTGATTGTCGTCACGCGTTGGGCGCTGCGCTTGCGGAGTGTGTCGGCGATGTCGTAGCGGCCGCGCTCGAGAGCGAGCTGGTGGTTGCGCATCGCCCGCCGGGCTTCGTCGCGATCGGTGAAGATGGTGGAGCGTAGAATCTGCTTTTTGTTCCACTCGAATTTGTAGCTCCAGAATTTCGAGCGCGTGACGGGTTCGCCAGCTTTTGAGGTCTTGCGTTTGAAGGTGCCCATTTGGTAATCTGCTCCTAGTGCCCTCAGAGTATTCGAAGCGCCGCCTGGCGGCGATGTTAAGCGGTCCCGTCCTCGGCGGCTTGAAGAAACGCAAGGTGGCGAAGGACGGCCAACTCCTCGGCGGGAATCACGTCGCTGCCCAGCTCGCGAATCGCGCCGTGAAGCTCCTGCAGGCGTTGCTTGCCCAGCGGGGTCCACTGAATGACAAACGTTTTCGGTTTGTCACACAGCCCCGCCGCCCAGCCGATGCGCAGCAATCGCTCGCCCAGACCCTGCATGTGTTTGGTGGTGGTGTCCATGTTACGGTGTGTTGTGGTAAGGTTGAGTCATGACTGAGAATCCTTCTTCGCCAGGTCGACGTGGGCCTGAATCTGCGCCGCAAAAGCCGGGTCAATATCCTCGAGCGAAATCAAAACCTTCTCCAATTCGACGGCGCGCTGTTGAGCGTGCCACTTCAGCAGGGGCAAGCCATCAACAAGTTTTAAGCCGGCGGCCCGGCTCACTGCTTCGATGGCTCCTAAGGTCGCCAGCAAGTCTGCTCGCAGAACGACCACTGCCACGCTTAACTCTCTTACCTCGCGCTCAACGTCCATAAACCTCAGGGCGCCGCCGAGTCTTTGAAGCTTTTGCGCGCATTTGGCATCTTTACCCAAGTCAGGCCAACTCCAGGATGCATGGCCCACAGGTCGGCCTTGCTAGTGTCGAAAATGTAAAGCACGTCCCCGTTTTTGGTGAATTGGTAACGGCCGGTGCTGTACGGCCACGAGTCCATCAACGCCTCGTTCTCTGCCTCTTTTTGACTCACGCTCGAGAGCGTATTTCTACTGCGCCGATCAGCGTAAATGCCAGCCCACATCAATACCGCAGCGGCCGTAATCACCGCGAGGAGCTTTAACCCGTAATATTTGTTCATTTTGTTTTTCGCGCTGACCTGGAGGTCTCGCGGTGCGCTGACCGCGTGATGGAGCTGTGCCGAGTTGCCTTCGTTTCGTTGAGCTGATACGGACTGTTGTCTTGGGCGCCTTCCAGCTTCAGGCGTTCTTCTTCTGCGGCGACGAAGTCCTCCATGATGATGCGCACGAGGTCGGACACTTTTCGCCTCCTGGCCTTCGCCATGACCTTGAGCTTCTCGTAATCCTCGCGCGAACAGCGCACGCTGAGAATCGACTTATACGTTGCCATATTTGCGACGGGTGCGCGCGGCGTATTCCCACAGCGCTTCGCGAATAATGTCCGAGGTGTCCAGCCTCCGGACCGCCGCGACATTTTCGAGGTAGTGAAGGAGTTTATTCTCACAGCGTGCACACAGAACGGCTGTCTTTTTCTCCCTGTGTTGTCTCATATTGTATGTTCTTGTAACACATTCAATACACCGAGGCAAGCCTATTTGTTTGGCCGCTTTTTCCCTTTTGCTGAGATTTTGCGCTTGACGGTTGTCGGTGATTGTATAACAATGTTTACGATAATGAAACGCAACGCTGTTAAACCAAATCGTCGGCGCGCGGTGAAGCCCGCGATTGTGCAGTTCAGATGTTCCCGGGAGTTGCACAACGCGCTTTGTGAACTGGCTGACCAGCAGCGGCGGAAGCTCTCGGATCTCACGCGAATCATCCTGGAAGATGCGGTTGGTCTCGCGCGTAACGGCAACGGCAACGGTTCATCTTCGGTAAAAGTCAGCAAGTGAGCACATGAAGCAGAAAACAGAGGTCCTTGACCGAGTTGTAAGGTTCCGAGTGACCAAGAAACTCAGGCAGCGCGCAGAACGCGTCGCTGCCGCCCGGGTGAAGTTGATAGCTGAGGTCGGTCGGGAGTCGTTACTTCGCTTTGTTGAAGAACAAGAGAAGCAACTTGGTTTAAACGGTCGCCGGCCTCGCAACGGCAACGGCAAACCCGCATGACTACCGCGCAGAAGAACTTCAAAGACTATCTCGCTACCCTCGGCCACCCGGGGAATCTGGCGGATCTACTGTTAAACCTGAACGGCGGAGAAGCTCTTCGTAAAGCGCTCGCTGCTTCGTCGCAATGCGCTCTTTCAGCAAAATCTTCTCCTCGTCTGTCAGGCGCCCGACCATCCGTATCGCGAACTCCTGGTGGTGCGAAACGATTGCGTGCAAGGCGGCCAGCTCGGAAAGCACGGTCATCTGAAACTTCCTCGTTTGTTCATCCATAAACCTCAACCCCTCCAATACCTCTATGAACCTCAAACTATCCCCTGAGAATCTTCCCGGCGCCGGCCAGGCTGGCCAGCCGCCGACGCCACGCGGTAAAGATTTCGAACAGGCCAAGCCCGGCCAGAATCCTCCCTCGACAACCGGCGTGACGCCAACGCCAACGCCGGCGCCCAGCGGTGGCCCGTCTACCGGAACGCGGCCGCCAGGCTACGACGGAATTCATTCGCTGCTGCTCAATGGGCTTATCGCCCACGCGGGCATTGGTGCGGTGGATGATTCGATGCTGGACCTAATCGACCAGCTCGCGTTGAGGATCCTCGCCCGTTATCCGGGTTACCTTTCCGGCTCCGTTGTGCCTCCCGCGACTCAATTCCCGGGTGCATCTCGCAACGCGGTCGGCGCTTCAACACGGGCTTGAACGCCCTCCTGCCGCGGCGGACACACTTCTCAGCAATTTATGTCCGCTGCGGTTGCCTCTCAATTGAAGGCCACCCTATGACAGATTTCAGCGCTGGTGTCACGTACGGATTTTTCATTGCCCTCGGGGTGTTCGCCGGGCTGGTGGTCGTGGCCTGCGCCGCAATTAAGAGCGAGGCCAAACGCGCCGCCTGGCGCCAAGCCAGGCGACAGCGCCACCTCGCCCGGCACCTCGAGGAGCAGAACCCGCGTTACGTTTTTGCCTGGAGAAATTGAAAACCATGGAACGCGTCATCGAGCTTTACTACACGGTCGGCGACTTGTGCACGCTTCTGCGTTATTCCGACACCTGGGTCAAGCTGAGGATCAAGGCCGGCGACTTCGGGCCCAACGTCCTCGATATCCGCGGTGAGTATCGTATCCCGGCATCCGGCGTGAATGTGTTTTTGACGCAGCATCGGTTCAATCCCGAGCTCACCCGGCCGCACAAGCGCTCGGCCTTTTTGCGGCGGATGCGAAGGAATGGCGAACGGACTCTCGACGCAGACAACACACCCCGCGACGGTACACCTGGTTAAACCCGCGCTTTTTGGCTTTTTGCGATGTCTTTCGAGCTCGAACCGTCACCCCAACCGATGCTGTTCGGCGAAGAAGCGCTGCCCGTGTTGCCAGCAGTCGTCGCCGCGGCGGCCAAGTGGGAACACAACGGCCGCTACACCCTGAATGACGAGGTGTTGTGCGCTGAAATCGCTGAGCGCGTGCTCACCGGGCTCAGCAACCGGGCGATTGCCCGGCTTCTGCGTGTCTCGCGGTCGACGGTTCGCGCTGTGATGTTCGTGCTGGAGGAGCGCGGCAAACTGGGACCACTTAAACAAAGATTGTCGCGCAAGCTGGGCTACGCGTTGGAGTTGTGCGTCGACCGCAGCATCGAAGCGCTGGAGGATAACAAGGTTCCGATGAACGTCCTACCGATTCTCGGCGGGGTGTGGTTCGACAAAAAGGCGCTCATCGACGGAGATCCAACCGCCCGTGTCGAGCACGGCCAGGCCGAGACCGTGAGCATCGAGTCGTTCAAGGCCTGGCTGGCGGAGCTGAAGGCCAATCGCGGTGCGCACGAGGTCGAATCAAGTGCGCCGACGGCGATTCCCGAGGCTTCTGGCGGTGGAACGGTGGTTGATACGGGTTGCGCTACGCCCGCGGACGGTGCGGAGCGGGCGAAATGCACGGTTTCGGGGGGGGGGGATCAGCATCATGCGCCCCTGGAGAAATCGACGATGGATCGTGAGGGAGAAATTTTATAGCCTTGGCAACAAGTGTGTCGACTGCGGCGCAACTGAACATCTGCACCTGGACTGCAAACACTCGGTAGACGTGCGACTACCAGATGGAAATCTGCGTCACCACAACCAGATGGATGCTTCCTCGCGCATCTGCTTCTACCATAAACAGGAACGGAACCATAATCTTCAACTGCTGTGCCCTGCATGTCACGCTCGCAAGACATGGACCGACCAACTGACCATGAGGATTGAGAAGGCTACACCATGAAAATTTTGGACGAATCTCAAAAAGGGTTCCCTCACCGTGAATCTAACCTGGCTGAGAGCTTCGGCGTGTCGCGAGGCACGTTGCGCGACCTGCGGGGCACCCTCTTGACGGAGGATCAAGATTGGAAAACGCTTAAAAAGCGCACTTGCCTGTCCGACGACGCTGTCCGGAAGCTCGACGAACACCTAAATTCGCTCAAAAACGGAGCGCCTGCGTTCGTCCAGGACGCGCAGCCGCCACCACTGCCCGCCCCTACGTCCGCGGACGCCGCCAGCCCTAACGCTGCAACGCCTGGCCCTAGCGTAGAGTCTTTGGTCGAAGCGAAAAACGGCGCCGAGGTGTTCCTGGTGGTTCACCGGGCCAATTTCCGGAACCCGAGGCTCATCGAAGCGCACCTGCCTGGGGCGGATCCGCTCGATCACGCGAACATTCAGAGAGTCAGAGTGGGTTCGTCTGCAAATTTCATACGAGGCATGGTGATCCCGTGCCGGCACCTGGAGTTGGACTATTGGGAGCTCGCCCGGCCGTGTCCGCGCTGGAAGGGACGATGGTGAGTGAACGAATGGCGACACATACCTTTTGCCGCGGTCGTCAGGTTGACGGCTGTGACTTTGCCAGTTGGCCGGCGGTGGCTTCTTACCCGCGCCCATGCGCACCACCGGCCCTATCTGGCGTTAGTGTCCCCTCGCGGGACGACCTGGGAGATGAAAATAAACAAGGGGGCGTGGATTAGGAGGAAAAACAGTGAAAAATCAGACTGAGCGGGAGCTTGAACAGTTAGAGAAAGAATACGATGCGCGCAAAGCAAGAGAACCCAAACCCGCGATCGGCGCCTGCTTCTATGGATCGCGTGTCGTGGATGATGATGTCGGCGTCTCCGGTCCGTTCTCACCCGGGGAAGCCTGGCTTGACCTGAAAATACGAATACTCGCCTCCGGCCCCAGCCTCAACGACATAGGGGCTCTCGCCCCGTACAAGGACTGCTTTGAAGGCCACTGGATGGTTCACCTCAACCGCCTGGCAGACGCCTGGGGCTGGACTCCGGAGACAGTTCTGGAATTCATTAGTTTTCTGCGCACAACCAACCAAATCCGCCCCTTCGGTAACCACGTACGGCTTGCTCACACACTGCTACGCCCAAATGACCCAACCTGGATGAGACAATGAACACCGAATACCTACCTACCAACGAAGATCCAACCGCAACCACAAACGAGGCCCCAATCGAAGTGCATGACCTGCGCGGAATCAACGTCATTTTCATTCACTCAATGCTTGATGACTATGGCCTGACGAGCAACGTTTTCCGACTTTACTGCCACCTGGCCAGGCGCGCCTCCAACGGCCAGGCCCGCGCCAGTGTGAAATCCATGGCGGCCAAATGCCGTCAGAACGAAGACACCATCCGGGCTGGCCTCATTGTGCTTGTGGAATACAACATGATAAGCCGCCAGCGCCGATGCCGCCAAACCACCGCCTACACACTGAACCCCGTTTCAGCCTGGTCGCCACCGACTAACGGGTGGCACCTGCCAAATACCGAGTCAAAACGGAAACGAGGGGTTTTGACTCAGCAGAGTCAAAACGGAAACGAGGGGTCAGTCAAAACGGAAACGAGGGGAGGGGAAGGTAATCCTTATGAAGGTAATCCTTTTAAAGAAGTACTTCCTTTAATGGTTTCTGATTCCCAAGACCCGGAAAATCAGGAAGCAGATCGAGTTGGGCAGTTGGAGCAAAAAAAATCGGCGGTGGTGGCGATGGATGTGGACAAGGAGAAATGCACGGAAAAAACGGAAAACCTGGAGGATGTGAAACTGCCAGATGAGCCGTTTGAACTCTACAAGCCAAACCAAGCCCTGAAGTGGCGTGCCTTACAGCTCAAACTTGGAGCGGACTGGACCGAGGAAGAGACAGTGCAAGCGTTCAAGGACCTGCAAAAACATCGCCACCCGCTGACGGGCAGGTGGCGAACAGGTAAGACCGAACTGACTGATTTCGGGCTAGCTCTGAGTGAACGTATTTTGCAAAACCGTAAATATCAAGCGAAAAGCGTGCAAGGCGCGCAAAGTATAAAGGAGGAGTCTCAGCGGGTTTTCGTGTTGGAGACGCGCGAGAAGTCGCTGCAAAAGGCCATTGATAACCACCCGGCGAACCGCCGGAGCATGTGTTACGTGGAACAACTCGTCACGGAAGCAGAGAAGGCTGACCTCGCGAAACTGAGAAGCGCCATGACCCGGATTGAAAAGGCGAGACTTGACTTCGTAAACCAATGAGTAGCCACCCCCAACTTCCCAGCGCCGCAGAAGCCGAGGCAGGTGTGCTCGGCTGTTGCCTGCTGGACCCTAAGCTCTGCATCAACGACACGCTCGAGCAATTGCCCAACGAGGAGGCGTTCTTTGACGTGCGGTATCAGACGATTTGGCATCACATACTGGTGCTGCACAACGCCGGCCAGGCGGTTGATTTGGTGACGCTGTGCACGCAACTTAAGGACGCCGGCCAACTCGGCGGACTCGGCGGCTTGGCATTTCTAAGCACCATCGTCGACAACACGCCTTCCGCAGCCAATCTGAGCTACTACCTGGCCATTGTCCGGGAAAAGTATCTGCGCCGGCGAATGTTGGAGGTGAACCGGGACATTGCCGGGAAGATGCTCACGACCGAAACGGAGTGCGAGAAGGTGCTCGATGAGTGCGAGCGGGACCTGATGACGTTGATGGCGGAGCGGGCAGTGCCCAAGGAATCCTCGGCCGTGGAAGTCATGGGTCTGGTCATGGACCGCATGGACCAAATGGCCAGGGGCGATGCAGCGCTCGGCATTCCGATGGGCATCGCGCCTTACCTGGACAAAATGACTTTGGGGATGGAAGGCGGACAGATGATTGTCCCGGCGTCCCGGCCGGGCATGGGCAAGACCAGTTTCGGCATGCAAATCGTCGGGCACGTGGCGGTTGACCTGAAAATGCCCGTGGTGGTGTTCAGCCTGGAAATGACCAAGCGCGAACTTGGCTCACGGCTGGTGTTCCAACGGACGGGGGGAAATTACCAATACTTCCGGACGGGTTTTCCCAAGAACGAGGACCTGGCGCCGGTCACGCAAGAGATCGCGAAGATATCGGGAGCAAAGTTGTGGATTGACGATTCCGGTGAGCAAACGGTGTGGCAGATTCGCAACAAGGCGCGCCGGTTGCACGGCCAGCACGGTATCCGGCTCATCCTCATTGATTACCTGCAACTCATCAAAGGGGACAAGGAGTACCGCGAACGCCGCGACGAAATCACCGCAATTTCCAAAGCGATAAAGTCGCTGGCCAAGGAACTGGATGTGCCCATCATCGTGATGGCGCAGTTGAACCGGGAACTGGAACGCGGCCCCAAACGGCTGCCACAGATGAGCGATTTACGCGAGTGCGGCGCCATCGAACAAGACGCGGACATCGTCGCGGCGCTCTACCAACCCTGGCCACGGAACAAGGAGGAAGAGATGGCCGACGAAAAGGCCCATTGGTGCCTGCACTCGGACCGGAGAAACCTTTTGATCTGCAAACAGCGTAACGGCCCGACCGGCTGCTGTGAACTCTTGTTCCACAAGGCGAGCATGCGGTTCACCCCGTTCATCCGAGCCAAAGAAGACCGCGAGCCGGAAGGTTATCAGCAAGAGGAATTGTGAGCGTTGCCGAATTCAACAAAATTTGGGTTTTGGAATGGAGCTCGCGCCAGGCGACGTTTCACATTCAGACGGTCGACAAGATGCTGGCCCGCAATATGGAAACCTACCTCCAACGACGCAATGCCGACTCAGACTGGATTGTCGTGGCGGTGGCGGAGAGTCGCCTGGAGTGTCAGACGATTTGCCAGAAGCTCAAAGCCGCTTTCGATGCGGGCGACGATTTTCAACAAGCATGACCGCCGAACCTCCAATTCAAACGGCGCGGAAGGCGTTTGTGCCCACGCCGCATCCATTGCTGCCCATCCCGACGCTCGCGGAGATGGAAGCATTCCTGGGCGACGACCAGAGCCTTGGACAGTTGATGTCTAAGCTACTGGAGCGGGAGAAACTCATCGAATTGTCAGAGTCCAATCCCTACCGCTGGGGATTCGAGCTCGACCATTGGCGGGACGCTGATGAATTGCTGGCAAAAGTGCTTTTGCTCATCGTTTTCGGGGGGAACCGGGCGGGCAAGAGCGAATACGCGGCAAAACGCTTCGTGCACAATCTGATGAAGTATGAGGACGCCGTCTTGATGTGCTTGCACGAGTC